CACAATCGTATCTGCTACGGCTGCAACTTCAACTGTTGCGGCTGGCGGTGGTTCAACTGTTAATGCAATCTATCAAATCAACGTAGGCGATCCATACGAGATTCCTCTAGCCGGTTGGGGTGCTGGTACATGGGGCGCAGGAACGTGGGGATTTGGCGGTACGTCCACATCAGCCCTGCGTTTATGGAGCCAGAACAACTTTGGTGAAGACTTGGTTTATGGTTTCCGTGGTGGCCCAATCTATTACTGGGATGCTGGTTACGGCGTAGACCCATCCTTGGCTACGGTCACCATAGCTTCTCCTGCGGTAGTTACTGCCGCTTTTAGCTTGCCAAACGGCTCTCCAGTCATTCTTACTAACAGCGGTTATCCGTCTGCGTTGCCGACTGGCTTGTCTCCCGGAACGATTTACTACGTCATTAACTCTAGTGGCAATACGTTTAACTTAGCAGCCACTGTCGGCGGCGCGGCTATTACCACGACAGGAACGCAGTCTGGTGACCACTACCTTATGCCTAATGGTGTAAACATCGTAAGTCTGTCGGGCGCATCAGACTGCCCAATTATTCAAAACTTTGTCTTTGTATCCGACATCAGTCGGTTTGTGTTTGCGTTTGGCTGTAACGACTATGGCTCTACTACACAGAATCCCATGTTGATTCGCTGGTCGGATCAGGAGTCTGTAGTTAATTGGACACCCTCTGCAACCAATCAGGCCGGTAGCGTCACTTTGTCGCACGGCTCAAGCATTGTGACTGCCGTTCAGACCCGTCAAGAGATTTTGGTTTGGACTGATTCTGCCATCTATTCTTTGCAGTACATCGGGCCGCCGGTAGTCTGGTCTAGCCAGTTGATGGGTGACAACATCTCCATCCTTGGTCAAAACGCAGCCACCCAAGCTTCTGGCGTGGTGTACTGGATGGGTGTGGATAAGTTCTATCTGTACGATGGACGCTTGCAGACTCTGCCATGCGATCTTCGCCGGTATGTATATCAAGACATTAACCTCCAGCAAAACCAGCAAGTGTTTGCCAGTACAAACGAAGGCTTCAATGAAGTCTGGTGGTTCTATTGCTCGGCTGGCAGTTTAGTTGCCAACCGTTATGTGGTGTACAACTATCTTGAGAAAATCTGGTACTACGGCACTATGGAGCGAACAGCTTGGCTTGATTCTGGCCTAAGAGACTTTCCTATTGCCGCTACGTACAACTACAACTTGGTCGATCAAGAGTTTGGCTTAGACAATAATGAGACAGGTACGCCAGTAGGTATTGAGGCTTACATCTTATCTTCAGAGTTTGACATTGAAGATGGCGAACACTTTGGCTTTGTCTGGAGGATGCTCCCTGACTTAACGTTCTCAGGCTCAGACGCCTCGCCAACTCCGCAAGTTACGTACACTTTGTACCCAATGCAGAACTCAGGTTCTGGCACAGGTACAGCGGTAAACAAAGATGTAGATAAATTAACGGGCGCTCAGTACACAGTGACTGAAGGCTTTACAGGCCAAATTAATACCCGTGTGCGGGGCAGGCAGTTAATCTTGAAGGTTAGTTCGGACAACCTTGGAACAACATGGCAGTTGGGTGCTACCCGTATTGACATTAGACCGGACGGCAGGCGATGAGCTTTATTGTTACCACTGATTTTGAACTAAACAAGGTAGCTGCACCTAACTTGCCGCTTCCTCCGGGTGAGTACGACCGTGTGTATTTTGACCAGATGTTAAACATCTTGCGTCTGTACTTCAACAGGATTGATGCGTTAACCACGCAGTTGACTGCCTCTGGCGTAGTGCCCCCTTTGACTAATTACACTGTGGCCACGCTCCCCAGCGCGGTTACTTCAGGCAAGGGTGCAAGAGCTTTTGTAACAGACGCATTAGGCCCTACATTTGGGGCAACCGTGGTAACTGGCGGGGCTGTAGCCGTACCTGTTTATTCTGACGGAACAAATTGGAAGGTCGGATAATGGCTATAGATTATTTTGCCCAACAATTTGGCAAAGATGAATTTGAAGATACAACTCCAAAGGTATCTGATGCTGACATTCTTGCATATGTACAGGCAAACATTAATGATCCTGCTGCTATAGCTGCGGCGGCTCAGCAGTTTAATGTTTCTGCGTCAGACTTAGCCCGTGCTACAAATTACAATGAAGATGTTGTAAACAATTACTTTACACAAGCTGGTGTTACACCTTACTGGAATGGTACTGGTGGTGTAGGTGGAATTACTAATATAACTACACCTACTACAGAAATTTCTGGTATTGCCACATTACCTACTACAACAGTAGCTACTACTACTCCCACTACTGCGGTAGTTACAAGTGTTCCTACTACTGCGGTAACTACTACTCCTACAACTTCGGTTGTTACAACAACTCCAACAGTTGCAACATCTACAGAAACTGTAACATCAGGAATATCTGATGCAGAAGCAGATAGATTAGTTCGTGCTGGCTATGCAAGCATTGGCCGTACAGGAATTGGTGGTTCAACTAATCAAATTGACCAAGCTGGATACGATAACTTTGTAAACCTCTTGAAATCTGGCGCAATTAGTCCAGCAGACTATGCAGCTACATTTCAAGGCGCTGTTGATAGATACATTGCCGACAATCCTAATGACCCATACACAAAGTATGTACAAGGTTATTTAGGATTAACTTCTACAACCACACCTACAACTACGACTAAACCCACAACTACAACTACGCCTACAACTACACCCACGACCACTACTACACCTACAACTACACCTACTACTACAACTACGCCTACTGTTACTACTAAACCCACTACGCTTACAGATTTAACAGTTGTTGATACATTTAATTCTCGTGGTAGAGGGACTACGGATGTACTTAATATCCCCGGGTATGGGGATGTTCATGACTACGATCTAGATAACTGGGAGCCTTGGCGCTTGCAGATGTGGGGCATAGTTAAAAATGCTGATGGGGTTTATCAGACTGCTGGCCCATCTTGGACTACAGCTACTGGCGCTGATGCAACACTGTTTAATCAAGTCAATAACATTTCGAACATGACTGGCATGACTGGCGCCTTCACTGGTGGAGCATCGGAAAGAAACAAAGGCGGTCTTGGGTCAAAAGAAGCAATGATTTGGGATCTTACCCAAAAGCTTAGAGCACAAGGAGTTGAGAGCCTTACTGATCTTAAAGAGCGTACTGTTAAACAGCTTGTATCAGGCGAAGGTGGCGATTACTACCAAGATGTTACTGAATTTTACAACGTCAAAACTGGTCAAACAGTAAATCTACAAGGCACAACTTTAGGGAACAATGAAACTGGTTACATGTTGACAACAACAGGGACTGGCTTAGTTATTCCTACAACTTACGAAATTAAAAATGGTTGGGCTGAGTTTAAAGAAAGCGTTCTTCCAATAGCTTTAACTTTTCTATCGCTTGCTTATCCACCCGCCGCGCCTTACATCCAAGCCTACAACGCCGCAAAAGCTGCACAAGATGGCCGATGGATGGCGGCAGCTTTTAGTGGTCTCTCTGCGGCTTCTGGTTTCTCTGCAAACATAACCGCTGAAATTGATGCACTTGCAAATGCAGGTAAATGGTCAGAAGCCGAAGCTTTGTTTAATAACAGTTGGCTTGCTCAAAATGCTGGCACTATTGCAACTGCTAAAGATGTTGCAAATGTTGTAAATTCTGCTATTAATAATGATGTAATAGGACTGATTAATTCTGGCGTTAAAGCTATAGGTACGACACTACCACCCGAATTACGCACAGGCGTAAACATTTTAAATCTTGGCAATGCTTTTAAAAATAATGACACTACGGGCATATTGAATGCGGCTGGTGATCTAACACAAAGTAATGATTTAAAGTTAGCGGCAGCGGCTAGTAACTACATTAACGCTATTGATAGATTTAACGCTACCGGCGATTTATCTGGCATTGCAAACGCTACTACATCGTTTAGTAATTTTATTCAGAATTATTCTGCTAACACTACCGCTACTACTACGCCAACAGTATCAACTACTCCAACTACTACAGCCGATTTAATTACTACATTACAGAATAATGGATTAACTGAATATCAATCATCAGATGCAAACTTATTTAATACTGGTGAAAGAATATTAATAGATGCTAATGCACAAAGCATTATTGATGATTTATCTTCTATTAGTGACGACCAATTAGCTTTTGTTGGCCCTGCTTCAGGCATTGGAAGCATCGCTGCTACTCAAGCTGCTAATGTAATTAGTAGAGCAATGGCTACTCCTGCTGGTCAAGAAGCATTGAGATCTGCCGCTGCTATTGATGTTAAAGTAAGAAATGCAATGATTGCATTATTTGGTGTTGCAGAAGTGACATCATTTATCGGTTCTGATTTACTAACACAAAAAGCAACAACTACAACAACTAATAGTGATTTAGTTAACCAAATTCCTACTACTGGTAATGTTACTGTTACTCCAACAACAGCAGTTCAAACTGTAACAGTAAAACCAACTACACAAGTATCTACAACACCTACTACTTATGTAGTCCAACCCGGTGATTACTCAGATACAACTGAAGTCTTGCAGCCTTGGCAGTCAATTAATCCAACGACTCAAGTAGCACAGCCTGATGCCAGTCGTTTGGCTTCTATGCTTGGAGTTAATGTAGATACTGCGGCTAATCTATTAAGAATATATCCATCACTATTTGGTGATGATGAATCATTTACTCCAGCAGATTTGGAAACAATGACGAGTACAGATATTCGTTTATTGCAAAGTGGTGGTGGCGGAGCAGACGATAATATTATTACTCAGAAACCTTCTAATGATACTATTGTTGCTAGAGATTCTGAAGGTCAGCCAATTACTTATGGTGATTTAGTCAATATTATTGGAAGTAATAGAGTTACTACTCAGCCTACTGTTCAAGCTACAACTACAACGCAGCCAACGGTTACAGTAAATCCAACAACATCACCAACTGTAACTACAGAAGTTACAACATCACCGACGGCAACTACAAAAGCTACAACATCACCAACTACTTTTATTACTACAGAAGTTACAACTACACCTACTACTACAACAACTACTAAACCTACTACTGTTGTTACTACAGAGACTACGCCTACTACTGAAGTTACTACTAAAGTTACTCCAACTACTGAATCTACAACTAAACCAACGACAGCAACTCAAACGACTGTTGAGCCGACAACTTCAACTCAAACAACTACAAAACCAACAACGGCTACTCAGACCACCGTTACCCCAACAACGGCTACTCAAACTACTGTTAAACCGACTACAGCCACACAGACTACGACTACTCCAACAACTGCTACTCAGACAACTACAACCCCGACTACTGCTACACAAACTACAACTACTCCTACAACTGCAACGCAAACTACGACCACGCCTACAACCGCGACTCAGACTACGACCACACCAACAACCACTCCAACAACTACTACAACCCCAACAACTACTACCACTCCCACAACTACTACGACCCCAACGACCACTACAACCCCAACAACTACCACTACTCCAACTACAACCACGACTCCAACAACCACCACAACTCCAACTGTAACGACCACGGTTAAACCTACTGTAACTACAGTAAAGCCAACGCAAACTACGACTACGCCTAATGTCTCTATGCCTCAGGCACAGGCAACTGCCGCCGCTCTGGGTATTCCTGCCTTGGCTAATGTGTTCTATTACGGCAAAGAATTTGGGTCTAAAAAGCAGAAACTTAATAAAAAAGGTGAGCTTGAAGATGAAGACTATCGTCCTCTAAGTGTTACCAAAGCGGGAGCAGAGGGAGAACTTATGGAAGAGATTGCCGAAGAGAAGAAAAACAAGGAAAATAACACTAATGACGCACTTGATTTAGTCTTGGGGCAATCTAGTGAATCAATGTCGTTTGACGACTTACTTAATATTGTGAAGGGAGCCTAAGATGGCTGGTTATTACAACGAAATTACTGGTGAATATGTTGATCTTGGGGGTACAGATCCTCTAGATTTTGGATCAGTTGCCGGTTTTAACCAGTTAGATAACACTTCTGGCACCAACATTGATTCAATGGCCGGTTACACATTTAAGGATGGAGTATGGACTTCTCCACAGGGACTCACTTTTGATACAAAAACCAATACTGGATCATTAGCCGATCTGTTCAAAAATGGTGGAATTGGCAGTGTGTTGGGTATTGCAGGAGCCGCTGGTCTAGCTCAACAACTAATGGGTGGTGGTGGAAGTAGTGGTTATGCAGGATACCAAGGTAGTATACCTAGATACACAGCAGAACGTACTCAGTATGCCCTACCAGTAGTGCCTTTGTCACAAGCTAATCAAGCAAGAGTTACTGATGAGGGCATTAAAAGCATCCTTGGTCAAGAAGGTTTTACGCCTGACCGAGCAGCTAGAACTATGTACAAATATGGAATTAGTCCAGAACGTGTAGCTAAAGTTTTTGATGTTCCGGTAGCAGGCGTTCAAGAAGCTTATCGTAAAGCACTTGGCCCAAATCAAGGATTGCTTGGTGGTATGTATGGTAAATATGATGAGACCACTCATCCTGCTCGCGGCCCTATTACAGGTGCTAGGGATATGGATTATGGATATCGTCGTCCCGGCTCTGGTGGCATAACTTATTTTAGTCCAACAACTTATAAACCTGTCCCCCCAGTTGTTCAACCCACAACTGCGCCTACAACGGTTCCAACTACAGTAGCAACTGAGCCAACAACTCAACCTACAGTCATAGCGGCTGGCGGTGGAATGATGCACAGCGGTATAGCTAGTTTGGGAGGATACTCAGATGGTGGACAACTACTCCGTGGCCCCGGTGATGGTGTATCTGATGACATCCCTGCAACCATTGGTAACAAGCAACCCGCTCGTCTTGCTGACGGTGAGTTTGTTGTACCTGCTCGTATTGTTTCTGAACTTGGTAATGGCTCGACAGAGGCGGGAGCACGTAAACTCTATGCCATGATGGATCGTATTAAGAAGACGCGAGCCAAGTCTAAAAACATTGCAGCTAATACCAAAGCTGATAAACATCTTCCCGCTTAAGGAATAACATGGCTACTGCACCAGCACCCGGCACCTCTTCCCAATCTACTCTATCCGAGTACGCAGGCCCGTATGTAACGGAAATGCTTGGAAAAGCTCAAGCTATTTCCGAGCAACCTTACTCTGTTTACCAAGGCCCAATGACGGCTGGTGAGTCTGGGCTACAAAGTAAAGTATTCCAAGGATTAGGTAACTTAAATTTTCCTAGCCAGTTAGGTCAAACATTTAGTTCTGGAAGTGCGTATACGCCACCAGCTATGGCTTCTAATGCATATACGCCTGGTGCTATTGGTACTGGTGCAGGCATGGGTGGTGGCATTGGATCATTAGGTGGCATGGCTGGAGGTGCATCTAGTGGTACTACTCAACCATTAGGTATGGCTTCTCAATACATGAACCCATACTTGCAGAATGTTCTTCAGCCTCAGTTGGAAGAACTACGCCGTCAATCACAAATTAACCTTCAGCCCGGCTTGGCTAAGATGACCCAATCTGGTGGTTATGGCGGTGGTCGTCAGGCTATTATGGAATCTGAAGCTAACCGCAATCTATTGCAACAACAGAACCAAGCTATTGGTACTGGGTACTCCAATGCCTATGACAAAGCTATGCAACAGTTTAATACTGAGCAGGGTCAAGCTAAGACCTTGGCTGATCTCATGGGTCAGGCAGGTACTACTCAGCGCGGTATTGAGCAAGAAGGTATTTCTGCTGACTACAACGAGTTCTTGGCTCAGCGTGACTACCCACAAAAGATGTTGCAGTTCCAACAGTCTATGCTTCAAGGTCTGCCAATCTCTACAGTTTCTACCAGTCCAGCTTCTATGACTGGCTTGGGTTCATTGCAGTCTACAGTGGGTACACTAGGATCTACATACGACTTGCTTAAGAAACTTAAAGTTATCGACTAAGGATAAGACATGAATCTCGTTCAAGTACAAGAGCGTTTAAAGGATATGCCTACACAGGCAATCATGTCCTATGCCAATGGCATGAACCCTGAAGTTCCTCCTTACTTGGCTTTAGGTGAACTAAATCGCCGTAAGCAGATGGAGCAGAAAGCCGCTCAACCGCCTCAAGGAACTGTTAAAGAAAACATCGAACAGCAAATGGGTGTTATGCAGTTACAAGCTGCTAAGCAAAAGCAAATGGCTCAGCAGATGGCACAGCAAGGCGCGCAAGCTCAGATGCCTGTACCGCCTGGTATTCCTCAACCTCAAGTTCAGTCTCAGATGGAAGACTCTGGAGTAGCTGGATTACCAATGCCTGAAATGAACTTTGGCTCTGGTGGTATTGTTGCTTTTGCAAATGATAATCCTGAAGATCAATTGGTAAGAGATGAAGAGAAGCGTAGAATTCAAAAACTAGCTCTTCAAAATCAAAGCAAGATACCTAATCCTATATTGCCACAGCCTGTAGACCCAGTGGCTGTGTTAGCTCAACGGGCTATGCAAGCTCCTGAACAATTACCTGACCGCGCTGCTATGATGGCTGAAGCGGCCAAAACAGATCCATATCTTAATAAAATGCCTGGTCAACAACTAGAGGCTGGCATTGCTGGTCTTCGTGCTGGGTATGGAAAACAACAAGAAGCCTTTGATAAAGCTGAGCAAGAACGTGCTCGTGCGTCTTTGTGGCAAGGTCTGATTGAGGGCGGTGAGTCTACTCGTGGTATCCGTGGCAAAGGCTTAGCTGGTCTAGGTACTGGTGCTGGCAAGTCTTTCCTAGCTTCTATGGAAGGTGCTCGTACTCGTGAGATGGCTCAGCAGAACTTAGTTAATGAGCGTAACTTCAACCTTACCAAGATGGAAGATGAGTTGGAGAAAGCTCGTATTGCTCGTTCACAGGGACGATTCAATGACGAGTACAACGCCAAGATTAAAGCCGCTGAGTTCAAACAGAATGCTGATAAGAATTCTAATGAGTTGCTTGGTAAGAGTGCTGAGATCAAAGGTCGTTCTGATCTTGAACTTAATCGTCAAACCTTTGAAGCTGGTGAGAATGTTAAGAAGCGTGAATTTGACACTACGGAAAATAATAGAAGGTTTGCTCACGAGAAAGCTATGGAAGGTGTCCGTCAGTCTGCACCGCCTGCGCTGGTTAAAGAGTTTGAGTATTTTCTTACCAAAGCTAAAACAGATCCTGCCAATGCTGGTAAGACTGAGTATGAATTGTTTAAGCAGTATGCTGAAGATAAACAGGGTGCTACGCCAGAGTTGAAACGTGCGGCTTTGATTGAGAAAGCATCTGAAGCGTACCTTAAATTAGGGTTTACACAAAGAGATGCTTTGAAAGAACAAGGTATTGATACGCTTGATAAATATGTAGATTGGTACATTAACAAATCAGGTAGATCAAGTGGTTCTGAAACTCCACCTATTAGTGCTTTGAAAGAAGGTGAGAAAACAACCTTTGCAAATGGTCAAGTTTGGACATTAGAAAACGGCAAACCAAAACAGGTGAAATAAGATGGCTAAAGACCAGTGGGAAGTTGTATCACGAACCCCTATACAGTCTTCTAAGTCACCTTGGGAAGTTGTATCTGTAACTCCAATTGGAGAAGAGGATAGGAAAAAGAAAGAAGAGGAAGAGCGCAAGAAGCAGGGCATAGCATCTATTGTCCCTGTGGATACTTATGTTCCAAAGCCAGTTGCTCAACCTGTATTTCAGCCTGTTGTTCAGACTCCTCCCGCTCCACCAGTAGCACAACCTACAGCCCAGCCTGTTGCCCCTCAATTTCCTAAACCTACCGATGAGTTTGCTCCTTTGGAGGAAGCTGGTAAAGGTCTAAAAGGAATGATTACGACTGGCTTCCCCATCATGGGAGAACAGTTGAAGTTGTCTGGTGGTGCTGAGTCATTGGACATGACCGCCAAGAAGTTGGCTTTGATGAATAAGATTGACAGCGGTGAAGTAACCGATGTCCGTCAGCTTCGCTCACAACCGGGCTTTAGTCCTGAGGTGGGTATGTACTTTGCCTCTAAGCAAGATGTTAGGGACAGGCTTAAAGGTTCTGTATCCAAAGGACTGGTAGAAAACAAACAGTTCATCACGGCTTCTATGGCCGCGCTTGAGAATTACAAGAAAGAAGCTGAGCAGTATCGTGGCAGGACTGATGAGTTCACTGACATTCGCATGGATTCTAATGTTGCCAAGGACTTCACCAACTGGTTAGCTAATAAGGCTGGTTCTGGTGCCGCTCAGTTAGGGCCATTGATGATAGCCGCCGCCACTGGTGGTACGCCTTTACTCTTTGCTATGGGTACTGGTATGGGTCTGTCCGAGGCGGTAGGTAATCGTATGCAGGCTATGGAGGAGAAGCTTAAAGGTCTTCCTCCAGAACAGCAGGCTCAAGCCATAGCTAAGTATCTTAACGAAACAGATGATGTCAGCATGGCTGTGGCTATTGCCTCTGGTTCTATGGATGCGTTCTTTGGTACTGCTGCTGGTCTAGTTAAGAATATTGCTAAGAGTGCGGCGCAGAACCAGACTAAGAAGCAGGCTATGAAAGAAGCCGTCAAAGATCTGCCTAAACAGATGAAGGAAGAGTTCTTAACTGGTGGTGCTCAAGAGGCAACTCAGATATCTGGCGAGAAAGTTCTTGGTGAGCAGAAGGATGTTCTCACTGGTAAGAACTTAAAGCGTTTGATTAATGCCGCTACTGCTGAAGCCGCTGGTGTGGTGGGTGGTGCTCCTATTAATGTAGGCTTAGCTGGTCTTCGCGCGCCTGGTGCGCCTGCGCCTGAGGTTAAGGAAAGGATTGAGCCTACCTTAGAGATGACTCAGCGTCCTGAGAAAGAGCTACTTCCTAAAGAACCTATTGTTCCTCTTGAGGATCGGGAAAAGAGCATAGCAATTCAGACTGCTCCTACGCAGACTACACCTACTGAAACTGTACCCCCAGTTGAGGTTAAGGCGGAAGAGCAACTGCCTCAGTTCCCAGATCAAGAACTGGACGATCTGATTGCCAAGTATGAGACTCCTGCTACCACAACTACACAAGTGCAGTCAACTGCCGAAACGCCTGCCGTTTTGCCTGCCGAAACTGCACCTGTTGCTCAGCCTTCCGAAGCTCCAACAGAAACACCGACTGCTCCTCCTAATTTAGTTGCACCGCCTGACTTCAAATTGAAGAAGGGTCGCAATGAGCAGGTAGCTTTGGCCGCTCGTAAGTTGGCTGATGGAGAAATTACCAAGGAAGAGTACGACCAGTATGTAGATACCTACACGCCTATTGCCACCATTGGCATAGATAAGATGGAAGCTCCTTTAGAGGACGCTCCAATGCAGGAGATGTTGACTACCAAGTTAGGTAAGAACAACAAAGATCCTGCCAAAGTTAATGCTCCTATTGCCGATGGAACTCTTGTCGGTCTGCGTATGGACATTCCCGCTTTGGAGTGGGGTAAAGCCAATAATCAGAATGGTAGTGTGGTATCTATCCACAAACGTGCCGGCCTTGATGCCAAGAAGTCAGGGAAAAATATTAGCTACAAATCGGCTGGTGCTATCACTGATGTAAAGTTTGCTATTAGGGATGAAAATAAAGCTTTTGGTATTGCCCAGAATTTTGAAGGTGAAGAGGGGCAAAAGTCTCCAATGCAAACTGCTGAAGGTAAGTGGGTCAACATGACCCCTACCGAAGTGATGCAGAAGATTCAGCAGAACTTCAACAATCCTGAGTGGACTCAGGTGAGCTTAGATCCCTTGCGTCATTCGTTCTTCTATGACAGGGCTACCAAGCAACCAGTCATTTCAGCCGATGAGGTTCTGCAAGTAGGACGCTTTATGCTGGCTAAGAATGTGAAGACTGCTCCTCGTGAACAGTTCCTCTATAGCTTGGAAGCTCCACAGACTAAGACGCCAGAGTTCCAGAAGTTCTTTGGTGGCAGTCAGGTTACTGAAAATGGTGAACCCAAGGTTGTGTATCACGGCACTGTTGTTCGTCCTGATACTGAGAATGTTAAGGGCATGGGTGACATCCTTGCATTTGACAGGCTGTTTACCACGCAGTTCCGTGGCCCATCTATTGACACAGTTGGAAGCTGGTTCACCACTAACCCTGGCAAGGGTGGTGCTGAGATGTACTCAGGCACAGGTGAAGGCAGTGCAATCTATCCAGTCTATTTGTCTATCAAAAACCCTTACACCACGACATTCGAGACATTGTTAAGACGCGCTCGCATTCAAGAAAATGGCGTGGACGATGGGCGTAAGATTGGTGCAAAAGAAGTTGAAGCTCTGCGTAGGTTCTTAAAAGAAACTGGCAGAGATGGCATTCATCTCAAGTCAGATCCAAGGGGCGGTGAGTTCCAGAATCAAGATGTCTGGATTCCATTAGAACCTACACAAATCAAATCAGCCACTGGTAATGTTGGCACATTTGACGAGACTAACCCTGACATTCGCTACAACATTAACGACTCTATTCTTGACTATGTTGAGGAAAATCAGAAGCGTTCACCTTCTTTAATCCGTGAGATTAAGACTCTTACCAATCAGCGTAACGAAGGTAGGTTAACTGACCAAGAGTACCTTGATCGTGTCAATGCCGCTATTGAGGCAGACCAAGAAGCTAAAAACAAGAAGTTGATGAGGTCTGGTGACCGCATTCGTGGTGCTGACTTTATCCGTCAGAAACTATTAGAAGCTAAGCGCCGCGGCCAGTTGTCTCCTGAGGCAGTTGACATGGCTGAGTGGTTCATCCTTAAGAACCCTGCTCTAGTTGACGATCTAGCCATTGGTATCAAGACCCGTAGCGAGTTTGGTGTGGGCGGTATGTACTCCGCCTTGTCTCGTTTAATGATCCTCATGAAGAATGGTAGTAACGACAATACTATCGTTCACGAGATCTTGCACCACCTTGAGCGCATGATGCCTAAGGATATGCAGGATGCTATTCGTAAGGAGTGGGGCAAGGCATTACTCGCGGCAGAGAAGAAGGCTAAGACTCCAGCGGAGAAGCTGTTCTTTGCACTGCTGATGAACACCTACTTTGGTAGTAACAAGTTTGGTGATGTAGTTGTACCTCCAGAGTCCAAAGCTCTGTACGACAAGGTAAGTCGCTATCCCATACAGCCTTATGGTGTGAATACTTCTCCTATGGAAGTAGCACTTGATATGCTCAAGACTGGTGAAGCCTCTATGGACTTGTACCAGTACACGAATCCTTCAGAGTTCTGGGCTGTTCGGGCTTCGGACATCGTGGCTAAACGCTTCGACATGAAGGACTCTACTGTTAACCGCATTCGCCAGTGGCTCAGAGAGTTAGTACAAAAGATCAAAGGCTTCTTCGGTCTACGATCTGACGCACCATTGATTAAAGCTTTGAATAGTCTGGCTAAGTCTGATGGTACTTTCCAGTCTAAGAACTTACTTAGTGAGGGTAGCAAGGCGTACTCTATCCAGAAGCAAACACCTGAGGAAGTTGGTCAGGATGTACTGGAAGACTTATTGGAGATGGGCAGAGTTCCTCCTGGCCCAGACCCTACTCTATTCCAACAAGCCAAAGATGCTGTGATCAACAACATCTCTAATCCTCGATTGACTGTTGAGTCAACCAAAGAAGCGGCTCGTAAGTTTGGCAATAAGTTTGAGAATGCCGCCTTTAGTTCTGATTCAGCTTTGAACAATGACATTGGTAAAGCCATTAAAGAAAGTGCCACTGATAACGCTGAGATGGTTGGTGCATTGCTTGAGACTAGCTTGAGCCAGACTGTCTGGTCTGATGCGGTAGCTAGTACCTTTATCAACTATGGCAACATCAAGTACAACAATGAGTTGCACAAGTGGGAAGCTGTAGACAGTGATGCCAAGTTAATTACTATCTCTGAGCAGATTGGTGAGATTGCCACGAAGTATGGCATGACTCACGAGGAAGCCCAGTATGTAGCGCATACCGCCCTCGAAGCTAAGCGCACTGGTTCATTGAGCCAGTTCAATCAAGACCTTTCCAATCGTGCCAACTCTATTCGCGCGCAAGGTGGAGTTGATGTTGATGGTCTGCGTAACGCTGGCAAGAACGATGAAGCCGATGCCTTGGAGAAGAAGGTAGAAGCTGCGGCCAGAAAGATTCTTAGGGGTCGTAAGATAATTCATCTGACTGATGAAGAGATTGATATTGGTAATAACTTCTTCCGCAAAATTCCAGAACTTAAAAATATTGTTAAGACATGGAATGAGATGCGTGAGAACTCAGCCAAGGTCTTGGTTGATAGCGGTTTGTGGAGTGCGGAAGATGCTGACGAACTGCTGAGTAACATTGACTATGTGCCTTTCAATCGTGTCATGGATGAGAACGATGACACTGGTCGTCAGGAAGTATTGCGTGGTCTGATCGTTAGAGCTAGAGAGCCAAAGCTTACTGGTTCTTTGCGCCCTGTTAACGACATCTTTGACAACATGGCTAAGTGGACTCAGTACTCCATTGGTCGTGCTGTTCGTAACCGCTCTGCTCTAGCCCTGATTGATGCCGCTGTTGAGAATGACATGGCCGAGCAGGTCAGTGCTATGAACAAGGGTGAAAATGTTGTTCGTATCTGGCGTGAAGGTAAGGAAGAGTTCTATAGCATGGTTGATCCCATGTACATGGATGCTTTCAGAGGTCTGGAGTCTGTAGCTATTCCCGCTCTAAAGTGGTTTGCCAAACCTGCTGAAGTGGTGCGTAGTTCTATTGTGATGTTCCCACTATTCACATTGCTACAGTTACCAGCCGACTCTTACGCGGCCATGTTTACATCTGGTCTAAGACCTAGATATGCTTTGTCTATTCCTGCTCGTGCGGTCAAAGAGTTTGCTCTTACTTTGGCTAACGCAAGCAATACCAATAAAGAACTGGCAAGGTTTGGTTCTGTTGGTGTAAAGGATTTCTCCTCCGCTGCCGCTCGTAAAGACATCGAGATCAGAGCAGGACTGCGTGGATCTCCTGGTATATGGAACTCAGTTAAGAATGGTCTGCACCACTTTGCTATGGCTGGTGATAACGCTGTGCGTCAGGCTACCTACGAGGCTACAATGGCTCAAGGTAAGAAGGATAAAAAAGATCCTATCCAAACTAGAGCCGAAGCTTTGGAAAAGTCTTTTGAGATTTGGAATGTTCGCCGCCGTGGTACTAGCAAGATTTTAGCTATAGCTGCTCAAGTTATTCCATTCTTTAATGCATACCTTGCGGCTCAGAACATTGCTTACAAAATGGCTACTGGTCGGGGTATCTCTCCAAGTCAGCGTAAGAATGCTTATGCTGTATTGGCGGCTACGACTGGATCAATTATGGTTCTGTCTTTGATCTACACTATTTTGCTTGCCGATGATCCAGACTACTTGAAGAAGCAGACTGTGGTTCGGGATCGTATGCTGATGATTCCTGGCACTGGTGGCTTGGGTATTCCTTTGCGCTCTGACTGGTACACAATGCCAAAGATCCTGACCGAGCATTTGTATCTGTTAATCACAGAGAAGGGCTACGAGGATGCAAGGAAGTTCCGCACATCAATAGCTAATGCTTTAGCTAACTCCTTGCTCAGTCCTACTTTAATTCCTCAGGCGGTCAAAGCTCCGATTGAGGTTGGTATCAACTATGACTTCTTCCAAGGTCGCCCGATGGTAGGTGAGTTTGAGAAGAAGAAAGAAGTTGAGCGCCAGTTCAATGAGTCTACTTCTGAGTTAGCTAAGCTTTTATCTAAAATTCCCGTTAACTATAACTTTGAGCGTGGTCAGTGGCAGGGCTTATCACCTATAGCAATTGATCACCTTATCCGAGGAATGCTAGGCACTATGGGCGGTGCAGTTTCTTATGCATCCAACTTCTTTATCAGTGATCCTGAAGTTGAAAGACCTAGACCTTCTTTGAGAGAAGCTTTGGCTACATTTCCTGGTGCTAGTGGTGTGTTTACCAAGGATCAGGAAGCTGGTCTGAAGAACGACTTCTATGTCTTGCGGGATGAGACATCCAAAGCAGCGGCCACCTTCTCTGACATTGAGAAGCGTAGCCCACAACAACTCAGAGAACTGGTCAAGGATAAGGACTTCATGGCAAGATACGCCTTGAGTAAGGATGTGGAAGGTATTGCTAGAGAACTTTCTGATATCAGAAGAGAGATTGCAGAGATTAGCAATCTTCCCAAAGACAAGATTAGTCGTGAAAGAAAAGAAGAGTTAATCAAGAAACTTAAGGAAGCTGAATCCAAAATTCTCAAAGCCATCAATGTTAAGAAGCTTAGAGAGCAAGCTAAACTTTGAATGAATAAACGTTTAGTAATGCATTAGTCTCCGCAGAAGCAAGCGATGGTTTCACCTGACAGGTCAAACATATCGGTTTGCTTTGTGGAGTACTCAAGCATGGAGGCGTAGGTTGGTCTATCGATCCTAAACTTATTGGCATTACCATCTGTAAAAGTGGCAGCTAAAGTTTCCATTTTTGCCCACCAGATAGCCCGTTCAGGTTTCTCTTGGATTAAAGATTGGATCTGACCACTTGGTTTGAGATAGCATAAGTCGCAGTTCCCTGCCAAGGTTCTGCCATTAAATGTGGTTAGTTCTAATTTAAATGATTGGGTCGTCCAGAACGCCTCTATCTGCGCTATATCCACGCCATCCATAGCCAAGGGTGCGAGAGGCGTTTCAGCCTTCCTATCGGCTCTTAATTTGGCGGCGCGTCTTGGCTCGTCAGCCCTGATCCCAACCATAGCAGTCCACTCTTCCCAACCGATTGACTTAAGATACCTAGCCACCGCCCGAATTTTTAGCTCAGCAGTGCAGGATTTATTGATTGGGTTTGGAAGTTTCCCATAGTGTCGAATGACTTCCTCGAATGGCTCACCATCTCTACTGGCTGTCTCGTAGGTAACCTTCTTGTATCTTTGGTCTGCATCCTCGTGAGATACATACTCAATCCAAGTCACAGGTACATTCCAGTTAACAGAGCAATCATTTATAAACTTCAGGGTCGCCTCTTCTTCTTTGCCAGTGTTGGCAAAACAGACAACAGCTTCAGGTGGTAGACCATTGTTCTCTTGTAGAACCCGCCACAGCATATAGGCGGATGTCCTACCGCCTGAGAAGCTGATCACTGTGGGTTCATCTATCTTGTAAGGACTCATCTAGAAGCCTTTCTATGGTAATTGCTAGGGCATCTAACTCATCCATCTTTTTAATTGACCACATCCGTTTCTGGCCATGCCATCCATTGAAACTTCCTTGGTGGCAGTCAGTACATAAAGCAACCACAGTGAATTGCTGATGTTGCTTTACATGGTGGGCGGCGCTAGGAGGAGGGGCATCACAGACAGAGCAGGGTAAACCCTTGACTCTACCTATGTGCTCCCTTTGTTTGGTGGTTAGTTTATTGTTCATTTCTTACTTTTAAACTTATTCAGTTCAGCTTTAGCATCTAGCCAAGGCTGAATGTAGACCATCCGCCTGTCATGGTTCTTGTTCCACTCGTTGATAGCTATGAAAGGATTGGGAGCTGCCTCCCACTCCCGCATCCAAATGACTTCCTGTTGGGCTATCTCGCTTTGTGCGTTACTTACAACCTTCTCCAGTTGTTCGATCTGAGTTTTGCGGTTCATCTCTCCAACCTTTCCTTCATCATCTCTTCTGCCTGATCGTAGGAGACCTGGGCGTTGTGTCGGAGGTTTTCACCCCCCGACAAGCCCATCAAAGCAAACGCTGCGAAGAAGTCGAGGATAGTGATGTGCTCCAGTGGAACTGGCTCCAACCTTACCAAGCTCTCAACCCCTTCAGCCTTTCGCTTTGCCATTCTTACTCTCCTTATTGATGTTCTGATTAACTATCATCTCAGTTAACTTGAACTCCAAGATCTCAGCAATGGTCGTGCCTTCTAAACTGATCTTGCTTGCCCAATCGTCTTCATTGATAAGAGCAATTGAATCACGCACACCTTTGTTATAGCCACCATTGAACTGATCATCTCCTTCGATGATAAGGGTGATGGCATCACGCACCAGACCCGAAGCTTTGCGTTGACCTGCGGCCAGCTTAAGTTTGTCGTATACATCTCGCTTGAGGTGTACTGAATAGGGAACTAAACGGTTGTCTTCCATGCTTGGAACTCCTGATTGATTATGCGTAGCTGACTAGCTGCCGCTTGGTTTTCTCTTAACTCTGCTCTTGATTGAATGTTTAACTCTTCTTTAAGCCAAGAAGTGGCGATATCTTCTGAGGCATCAAAGGTCTGGCCTGCCTCTAGTAGGAATCGTTGGAACATAGGATCACGGCACAGAATGCCTGCCATCCTAACCATGTCGCCAGAGTGTTCTTGTTCTCTGATCATGGGTCGCTCTTCGTTAGTTAGTCTCACCATTACCACCTGATATCTAGCACCCACGAAGTCCCGAAGAATCTCTTCAGGTACTTCGTCAGGATGCACAGAAAGGGTAAGGATGTACCCAGTCCGGTCTTGTTTAAGGGCTACCTTCACGCCCTCGAACTTACTGATTTCCATGATCAGAAGGGGATGTCTGAGTCGTCTTCAGGTATGGCTTTCTGCTCTGGCTTCTTGTAGGTGCTAACCTTCAAGCTGAAGAACTTTCCATACTGACCTTCTTTAAGCCATGCTCCGAACTTAATGTTCACAGAGTCGCCATTGTTCTCGACGGCTTCTTTGATCATCTCTTTCAAGAGTGAGACATCGATGTCCAAGTTCCCATTGTAGTCAGGAGAGTTGGGGTTGATCTTGGGTTGCTTAGCCTTGCCGAGCATTCCTGCATTTGGGTATTTCGTAGCCATCATTCGCCTTTCAATTCGTTAGTGCGATTTCTAAAAAGTTTCATCAGTTCTTTGTGTTGCTCTTCATCTTCAGCTTTAAGTTTGTCGAAGATGTTGCGGTTCACTTTGAACAGTTCGAGGATGTCATCTTCACAAGTAACTTGTTCAAGTCCCTTGAGAGAGATGTCAAAGACTAACTTGATCCACTCATCCATTGGGTAGCCTTCATCAGCATCCAATATAAGTTTCCAAGATTTGTCTTTACCTTCCATCTTCCGAGGTGCGGATTTCGCTTTCGGCTCTGGTTTAGGTTCGGGTTTATCTTCCACTCGTGGGGAAGAATCAATGATGTCGTGCTCCACAATTTCCAAAGCAGCCATCCAGAGGTATCTCCGTTGGTAAGACAAAACGGCGCCCAAATTTTGGATCGGGTGAGCACCCTTTAGGTTAGCTTCAGCCATAGGAGAGGTCACAACGATCTGTGAGCCATCTTCTGTGTCGGTGATACATAGGGTAGCTTGAGTAGTATCAAACGACACCACACCGCACAGTCCAATATCGTCAAAGATAGTTTGGATGTGAGGTATAAAGTCACCCAACTCAAAGTAGGTGTAGCCTGCAAACTTATTCAGGCCAGACTTCTTCATCTCTGTACCTTGAAGCTTGACCCTAGCTTGCATTAGCTTTTTATGGACACTCATAACTTCACTTCCTTGCGTTGACGACCTGGACGTTTCTTAGGTGTGCCATCTGCTTTCACGCCATACTTGTGCTGAGCGGAGGCAACAGTCACTGTGTTAGGAGGCATCTGTTTCTTTGATGCTTCAACCTCATTGGCAATGTAGTGAACCAATCGATTGACTTGCTTGAATGGCATATCCAACAGTCCAGTCAAAATTAATTCAGCTTCTTCACGAGAGACTATGATCTTTACTAAGTTCATGATTTTTCCTTTGTTGATAAATACTCTTTGTACTGAGAGCAGAACTGGCTGACTTGGCAATACTTCTCGCAGCGCGTTCTCTCTCCCTCTCTAACCTCCAAGATGTATCCCTTGGTTAATACTGCCTCTGCTTCTTCGAGAGTTCTATGAACACTCTTAGCTCGCATACCGCCTTCTTTCTTGATGGCGTATGTGGTGGGCTTCTCCCACATCTCTTCTGAATTACAGTTGGCCATGTCGCCTCCTGTCTCCATCTCAAACATCGCTTGTGCGTGTTTGTGTATTCTTCCCTTGATGAACTCTTCACGAGTAGCAAAGTCCCACAGTGGGATATCAATCGTTGCTACTGGTGATTGAGGATAAGTTTCCTTGGCCTGTGCATCACGAGCAGACCAGTCACGAATGATGGCAATGATCTGTAACTTACCCACAGGTTTCTTCTTGATGTGTTCCACCATCCATGCGTAGATGTTTAACTGACGATGCCAGTCATCCTTCTCGTTCATCACTGCCCATGCTCCAGTGACCTTGTAGTCGGAGACAGTGATAGATCCATCGGCTTCTGTTTCTTGCAGGTCGATAGCACCTGAGATATGCCATCCATCAAACTCGGTGTGAAGGCGTTCTTCGACTACATGGTTATCACCCTTGCCATGCTCCAAGATGTTATGAACAGCAGAGCCGAACAGTGACCACACCATCTCGCTTGCGTCCTGCTCAATGTCATCCCAGTGTTTGTGCTTTAGCTGCACGATACGAGGAGAGCTGATGATCTCGGTTGCAGAGATATGAGCCTTACCTTTTGAGTAGGTTGGGCGGTGTATGACATTGACGAATGTCTGCGGTAAGTTGAACTTGTTTGTGAACTTCATTTCCTCTCCTATGTGTTAGTTGGTGATGCATCATACCTGATATATTTTAAGTTTGCAATAGGTAGGTTAAAATATTTTGCATCAGGTAGGAGAGACTATGAGAAGAGCCATGAGAGTGGATGCAAATCAAGAGCAGATCGTGAGTGCTTTAAGGGCGCGCGGTGCAGGTGTGAGGGTGATATCACAGGGCGATGGGATACCAGATCTACTCGTAGGCTACAAGGGGTTCACCATTCTTATGGAAGTTAAGGATGGTCAGAAAGTGCCATCTGCCAGGAAGCTCACGCCTGCGGAGCAGAAGTTCTTTGACGACTGGCAGGGTGGGATGTTGGTCATTGTAAATTCTGTTGACGAAGCACTTGAAACTTTGAAGAGATGCGATTAACATGGTGACATTCCAGAGGGCTGGTTGTTTTGTGAGTTGCTACTTTCCTTGAATTGATTTGCGGGGTCTTCGGACTCCGCTTTTTTTTGTTTAAAAAATGACTAAGAAATTTCTTCATGTAGGCTGCGGTCACCAGACGAAGCGTGGCATTAAAGGGTTTGACTCTGACCAGTGGGAGGAGATCAGGTTTGATATCGATGAGAGTGTCAAGCCTGACATCGTGGGTACTCTGACAGACATGAGTGCAGTGCCAACCGCCAGTGTCGATGCTATCTTTTCCAGTCACAACATAGAACATCTCTATGCCCACGAGGTGGCTCTTGCTTTAAAGGAATTCCACAGGGTGCTTAAGAGCGGTGGCTTTGTGGTTATCACCTGCCCCGACCTGCAAAGTGTCTGCGAAGTGGTGGCTAGGGGTGGGTTACTGGACACCCTTTATGTATCACCCGCAGGGCCAATAACGCCTATGGATATTCTGTATGGGCATAGGGGTTACATAAAAAACGGCAATAAGTATATGGCTCACAATTGCGGTTTTACCTATAAGGTGCTAGACAGTTTCTTCAAAGAAGCTGGGTTTGCTAGGACAAGAGGGTTGGAAAGACCTACATCTTTTGACCTTTGGCTGATAGCTTTGAAGGAAGACAACATAGAATTATTGAGAGAGACTAAGGTTTTTTTGCCATAGGGTATTGACACAGATTGATACTGTTTGATATAAACGCCATGTTGCTGTCGGAGGCAATAATTGAGGCTGTTTAGATGTGCGTTCCGCTTTACTTAATGCTTTCTGTGGGGAGAGCCATTAAGCAAGGCTCCGACCGGACGCACTTCTAAACAGCCTTTTTGTTTTTGAGACTGGGACTGGTAGTGGGTTAGCGCCGCTACAGCTCTCCTAATGTTTTGAAAACACTGCTTAATGTGAGCAGTCTCAGTCTCTCCTACAGTAGCCGTACTCCGCACGATAGCAAGCACCTGCATGGGTGGCGCGGAATAGAACACCGGCACTGGTACACCCCCAGACAAATGCCGTCCAGCCTGTTAGCGAGGGACTGGGCAATGTAGTGGGACATGGTGAAACAAGACCACTACAGACGAATCGCTACGTTCTGCGTACTCTAGGCAAGCCCCTCAGTGAGCTTCGCTGGGAGAGGGAGAGAGCTTCTCACCCTTGGGGAACCTATGGCTAAAATCTTTTTTCATACCTGATAGAAATATTTTCAACTAACTGTTGACAACGCATTTTTTCGTGTATACTTCTGCAAATGCGTAAACAAACTCGTAGAAAAGTGTATCGGTTAGTCAACCCAATTAGCTATGCTATAGAGGGTGCAACGATCACGCCTGAGGATATCTTAGACAAGCTTCGCCAGAGGGAGTTGACCTCGATAGAAGCTTTTAGGATGGGGCAAGCAGACCTGGCAGACTGGCAGATGATCAACGACATGGCTAATCTCTGTGAGGTTATGGCTAAGAGCGGGATCGGGCCAGAGGCTTTGGAAGCAGCTGAGAGAACGCATGAGTATTTGCTTGAGGCGTATCACCGATATAACAAGACTAAGAAGATGGGTACTTCAGGTCTAGGACTGGTGGCGTTTCGGGATTGTTACGAGTACCACGACTTACAGAGGCAGTCTATCTCTAGGTCTGTGTATGAGCAGATGTTGACAAAGACGATGAACCAGATCAGATCTAAGTCACCAGATGTTCTTGAGTTGAAGTAGGTATTACTAAACGTTTATTCATAAGGAGAGGGAAATGAAAGATGACGATGACATCCAAGACTATGTGAAACCTTGGGTAGGGCTAACAAAAAACGAGGTGGAGTTGCTGAGCTACATAGCCGATGGCAATACATGGATAGCGGTTGAACTGGCAGAGGCCAAACTAAAGGAGAAGAACACATGATCCCCGAAGGAGCAAAACAATTTGTTATTGAAGAAAGCATTGCCGTTGAAGGCATCACTGACGAATATGTTTGGTATCACGCCAAACTCTTGTCAGACAAGATGCGCCAGTGGGATCACGACTTTCAGAAGCTTGTCAAAGTGATGGAGTCCCGCCATAACGAGCATCTCAACATGGTGCAGAACGCTCTCCACGAAAACCGCATATTGAGATTGCGTTTAAAGGAGAAAGACAATGGCAAAGCTGAGTGAGACAACTGCACGAACAACCATCGGCATGATGCGCTCAATAGCCAGTCACAAACCGATCAGTCCATTTCACTTGATGGCGGCAGATGAGATGGAGCGATTGCTGAATGAGGTAATTGAATACAGGAGGAAAGATGTTAAACAAAACACCAGAAGAACGAAAAGCGATAGCAGCCAAGGCACACGCAACGAGGAAGGCAAATAAAGCAAAGATAGATGCGGCTAGAGAAGAGGCTTTGATTTATGCCAATGGCCTCAAGGCAACGATTGCAAACCTAGAGTTTAGGTTAACTGCCCTGCATCATGAGGAGCAAATGAATGTTATCTCATGTCAGCTAACCGACAAAGCATTGTTATCTCAAGAACAGATTGTTAAAGCATCTATACCTTGGGAGAGGTCTACTGGTGTTTACTTTCTAGTTTGGAACGATGAGGTTGTATATGTTGGGCAGTCGGTCAATGTTTACTCTCGCATTACACATCATTCAGCAAAGGAATTTGACAGGTATGCATACATTCCCTGCCACGAAGATGCGCTTGATAGGTTGGAATCTTTGTACATACATTGCTTCCGACCACGATTAAATGGGAACGCAAACCCTACGGAAAAGAGTGCGCCAATCCGATTGGACAAACTACTTGGAATTAAATTAAAGGAAAGCACATGAGCGAACCAAGTTTAAACATATGGGAAAAAGCGTTGGGGTGGAGAAAGCGACAGATGATCATCAAACAACTTGACCCCATCACCAACAAGATACGCAACGACACCTTGGAAGAGGTGGCTAAAGAGTTTGACAAGATGAAGCCGTTTGGGGACACCGCCCAAAGCTTTGCTAAATATGTAAGGATGATGAAGAAATGAATGGATTCGTAGCACGACAGATAACACTCGGTAGTAAGCAACCGACTCACCAACTCAAGCATTGTGATGGATGCGAAGAGAAAAGACCGCCAGAGGGTGGTATTCAAATGTCCCAAAGTAAGTGGCACTGTGCCGCTTGTTGGACTAAACGAGCAATTAAAAGATCTTAAGGAGATAAAGATGGATGAAGCAAAGAGTGCGTTTGAAGCCTTGATGGTGACCAAACAAAAGAATGTATCTGACCTGTGGGATGGCAAGGCATATACGAACAAGAACATTCATACCAAGTGGAGTTACTTCCTCATGGGTTGGACTATGGCTAAACAAGGAAAATAAATGTTATTAGATATTTCAAAACTAGATTTCAATTGCGACACTCAGGTTCGAGTAGAAGTTGTTGAGGAGACTGTTGAAGACTATGCATACAAGATGGAAAAAGGGGTGGAGTTCACTCCGATTGATGTCTTCCACGATGGCTTGATCTACATCCCAGTCGATGGCTTTCACCGCATCTTGGCGGCTCAACGCTTGGGTCGTCAGAAGATCGAAGCAACGATCATCAAGGGAACTAAACGAGCGGCTTGGTTGTACGCAAGGAAACACGCCAACAGTAAGAATGGTATGCGTCTAACCAACGCAGACAAGCGCAAGAAAGTCAATGACTACTTGCAAGACTATGAGTGTATGTTCTGGACAGACGCTAAGATTGCAATTGAGGCTGATGTCTCCCTTCCATTTGTCACTCGTATGCGTGGTGGCAATAAGCCTGAGAAGATTATTGTTGAGCGCAATGGCAAAACATTTGAGCGCAAGGGTAAGAATAAGGCTAAGCTAGAGAATGTAGTTGAAGCACCGATTGAGAAGGATGATCCTCGTGATGATGTGATCAAACACCTGGCAGAAGAGAATGAGAAACTCAAGGATCAGATGATCATTGGTGCTATCGATGACACTGGCGAACAACAGACTGCATCAGAGTTAATAGAAGAACTTCGCAAAGAGAATCAGATCTTGTCTAACCAGTTGAACACAGTGAAGATCAGTAGAGACACACTCATGAATGAGAATGCTCAACTGAAGAAACAAGTCGCTGTACTTCAACGCAAACTAAAGAGCTTGGAGTCATGAATGAGTTGGCTTTATTCGCGGGTGCTGGTGGAGGCATACTTGGAGGCCACCTCCTCGGATGGCGTACAGTCTGTGCAGTCGAGTGGGAAGAGTATCCCGCAAGCGTATTGTGCGCCCGACAAAATGACGGTCTTCTCCCGCCTTTCCCGATTTGGGATGATGTGTGTTCCTTTGAAGGAACTCCTTGGCGAGGAATCGTCGATGTCATCAGTGGTGGATTTCCATGTCAGGACATTAGTGCCGCAGGAAAGGGAGTTGGCATTGATGGAGAGCGAAGTGGAATGTGGGGAGAAATGGCGAGGATCATTCACGAAGTTCGACCCCGATACGTCTTCGTGGAAAACTCACCAATGCTCACTTCTAGGGGACTTGGAAGAGTTCTCGGAGACTTGGCCTCAATGGGGTTTGATGCGCGGTGGGGAGTGTTGGGAGCAGCAGACGTTGGCGCAAACCATCAGAGGGACAGGATCTGGATTGTCGCCAAATGGCGTGGACAGCTTCCACACGCCCAACACCACAGGATTAGATGGTGGGAGCAACAGCAGGAAAGCATTGCGAGGTCGCATGGAGAAGCTTCCTACTCCGACGGCATCGGATCACAGATCACAACCAACGAGCAAGAGTTGGAAGGCGAAGGGGGCAATCAACTACAAGCTGAGCAACCCAGAGATCCAAGCCAAGTGGCCAACGCCTCAGAGCAGGGACTACAAGGGGAGCAGTGGTCGCAGTCTGAAGGGGATGGAGACAGACTTACCAACGAAGGTGAAGCAATGGCCAACGCCCGATGCGAACTGCGGGATCAGGGGGACTCAGCCGAACTGGGTGCCAGTGAGGAAGTCGGGGCAACCTGCTCAGTACTCGATCAATCAGGCGGTGAGGGACAGTCTTTACCCTACCCCATGCTCGACGGACTACAAGGGTTCGGGCAAGAATGGGGATCTGAGGGACAGACTGGACTATGCGGTGGAGAGGGGAGCAACGAAGAGCAAGACTTATTCGCAACCTCCTCCTACTGGTGGTCAGTTGAACCCGACGTGGGTAGAGTGGTTGATGGGTTGGCCGCTAGGGTGGACAGACTTAAAGCCGTTGGAAATGGACAAGTCCCATTGTGTGCAAGTCAAGCCTTTAGAATCTTAAATCGTAGGTAAGCCCAAGCTATCGGGCTAGTGTGATAGCAGTTTGGAGTAATCATGGGATTGGAATTAAGGCCTTATCAAAAGGCAACGCTTGAGGCTTTGCGTAAAGGTTTCATAGCAGGGAATAGGAAGCAGATTCTCTATGCACCAACTGGTGCAGGCAAGACAGAGATGGCCATAGCATTGCTCGAAGCCACCAAGGACAAGGGCAATCGTGCGGCGATGATCTTGGACAGGATTATCTTGTGTGATCAGACGAGTCAGCGTCTTGATAAGTACAACATTGATCATGGGGTATTGCAGTCTGGTCACTGGCGAGACAAGCCATACGAAAAGATCCAAGTGTGTTCTGCTCAGACACTTGAGAGGCGTGGTGAATTTCCTGGTCTTTCTTTGTTGATCGTTGACGAAGCGCATCAGACTAGAGAAGCAACAGTTGAGTTCATTAACAACAACCCTGAGGTGAGAGTCATTGGTTTGACTGCGACTCCCTTTACTAAGGGGTTGGGAAACATTTATGAGAATGTGATCTCTACTGTCACGACCAAGCAGTTGGTGGATGACAAGGTACTCGTACCTTTGAAAGTATTTATTGCCAAAGAGATAGACATGACAGGGGCTAAGAAGGTGGCGGGTGAGTGGTCGCCTAACGAGACTACCAAGAGGGGAATGCAGATCACAGGGGATATCGTGGAGGAGTGGGAGAAGAAGACAGTTCAGATCTTCGGCAAGCCAGTCAAGACGATTGTGTTCTGTTCGGGCGTGGCTCATGGTGCAGACTTGGCTCAGCGTTTCGCAGCCTCAGGCTATAACTTTATCTCTATCAGCTATCAGGATGACGATGACTTCAAGCAAGAGGTGATCAAAGACTTTTCTAAGCCCGACACAGAGATTCATGGGCTGATAGCCACAGACATACTGACCAAGGGATTTGATGTCCCTGATGTGCTTATAGGCGTATCTGCACGACCCTTTTCCAAGAGTTTGTCTTCTCACATTCAGCAGATGGGCAGGATCATGAGGAGTCACCCTGACAAAGAGTTTGCGGTGTGGCTTGACCATTCAGGGAACTATCTTAGATTCCGAGAGGATTGGGATGAGGTTTACTCTAATGGTGTACATGAGTTACTTGAAGGCAGGGAGAAGCCCAAGAAAGAACCGACTCAGAAAGAGAAGGAGGCTCACAAGTGTCCATCGTGTGGCTCATTCTGGATTGGTCTATCTGATACTTGTCACAACTGTGGCTATGTGAAGATGAAGAAGTCCAAGGTCGAACAAGTGGCAGGGACATTGGAGGAACTGGGTGGGCCATCGGATAGGGATATCAAACAGAAGTGGTGGTCAATGTTGAACTGGTATGTGCGTAATCAGAACTGGAATCCTGGCAGAGCGGCTCATCTTTATAAGGAGAAGTTCGGGGTCTGGCCTAGGTCATTGCACGATATGCCAGAGATACCAGACAAGGAAGTTCTTAAGTTTGTGGACAACAGTATTAAGAAGTATGTGAGATCTATTCGGAGGAGTCGGTGATGGACTTGCTTAACTTTTGTCGCGCGCATGGCATCCTTATAGATTCAATGCCACCCATAGGAATATGGAAAAGGTTTCCGACTGAGGATCATCCACGCAGTAGGAATGGAGCGGTGAAGTTCATGGGTGACCATGCCTTCGTTCAAAACCATGCGGTGGATGTCGAGGTAGCGGTGTGGAAGATAGACGCTACCCATATAGTTGACCATCAGAGAATTCAGAGGGATGTGCGAGAAGCTGAACGCCAAAGGCAGGAACTTCAGAGAGCTGCGATAGCCAAGACTGCGAAGATTCTGACTGAGGCACAGTTTGGCAAGCATGATTATCTGAAGGCAAAGGGATTCCCTGATGCTGAAGGCAAGGTGTGGGTCAAGGATGGGGAGCAGTTCCTAGTCATACCCATGAGGGTTGGAGGTAACTTAGTTGGTTGCCAAATGATTGACCAGTCAGGCGGGAAGAAGTTTCTGTATGGGCAACGCACGAGCGGTGCAGAACTGGTGATCGACAACAAGGGTGTAGATATATTCTGCGAGGGGTATGCGACTGCGTTATCCATACAGTCTGTTTTGAGAAAGCTTAAGAGAAGATACAGGATTCATGTTTGCTTCTCGGCAATGAACCTTAAGAAGATTGCGTTAGCCATAGGGTCTGGATGTGTGGTTGCGGATAATGACAAGAGCGGAACTGGCGAGCGGATAGCTAGGGAAATCGGCTACCCTTACTGGATGAGTGAAGTCTTGGGGGAGGATGCCAACGATACAATGCAGAGGATCGGAGACTTCCGCTTCGGTCAGGCAATCATCAAATCATTGAAGATTGTTTGAGTAGTTGAGATACTCCACACTCAAGACTTCGGGATTCATGATCTCGGCGGCGGTGAGGTTGGCAAGTATCTCAACTCCAATTTCGTAACACATCAAGCCTTGACCGATGTGGTCAGACTTGACTGTTAC